TTTAAGGACGTTAGTGGCCCATGTGTTGAGCATAGCTGATTCAAGGAAGGCGTCATAGTCAGCATCACGAAGATCAACTACAATGTCACCAGCTACTTGACGGTTGCCATGACGGTCTACACGAGGCATACGGTCAGCTTGGATGTCGTTACCAGCTACACGATCTTTGGTAAGGTTCAAAGAGTGAGTGCTGAAAGGAAGGTTAGTGAAGTTACCAGCAGGTGTCGTACCAAACGTAGATTCTACGATGTAGGACAGGCTGGAGCGTGAACCCTGTGCAAAGGCCATATTAAATTCTCCTGTGGGAAGTTATTTGTAGATGTACCAGCCGATATTCACTGGTATCATGTAAAAGGGGCCATCAATCTCAGCCATTTCTCTTTCGGCATAACGGATGGAAACATGTGTCACATCGTCTAGCAGTACCCTTGAGCCTGACTCTAAGGTGATAAAAGCCTCATCCTCAGTTAGCAGTAAGTCTGTGACGTTATTGTAGTAGATACTTGTCGTAGCTTCAAAAGCATCTATAAGTTTATCTGCGAGTTCATCACCAACAGACGGGCCTGTGTCTTCGGGGACATAACATTCAATACGGTATATACCCTGATAGAACATCTGTGGGTTTGTGCCTCGTACAGCAGGCTCTCTGCGTGTAGGGATAAGGCGAGGTTTAACGTAAGGTTGGCCAGTAGTGGGGCTAAACTGCACGTTCTCCCAACCAACAGAAGGTAGTCCTGAAACAGAAGCTAGGTTAGTCTCAAGTGCAGCACGAATGTCATCATATATACTTGCCATTTACCTGAACCTATCCTTAGTTCTCAAGAAGACATTGTGCTTCTGTTCAACTTCTTTGTTGTGGGGTGCTCTGTTGCGTAGTGTAAATCCACCACTCTCAAGAGGGTCAACAGCCCTAACCTCTTGTCTAAGCCTCTCAGCTTCATCTTGTTTCTTGGCATCTTTAGCTGGTAAAGAAAGCTCAGGCTTATTCTCAGATGTCCTTGAACGACCACCACTGTCTCCACGAGGTCTAACGGAAAAAGACTCTACATAAGCACCAGAGTAAACGGGTGAAATAGCTACAGCATAAGATACAATCTCTTCGCCTTTTGAATAGACTTCATGTTTAACACGATTTTCCAGTTCATCCATCTTTTTGTAGAAGGAGGTGTTGATGGTTATTTGTGTTTTACCCATATAGGTCACTCCTCTACGTGACAGAGGTAGCAAACAGCAACACCGTCAGAGAAGATTGTAGTTACTGAGACAATAACTGCATCGTCCCCATTACCTGAGATGATGTCTTTCTCGTCAGGCTCTACAGCGAAATCAAGGGCAGGGATAACACACTTACGAGTACCCTTCTTAATTTGGTCTACGGTCAAAGTCTCGTAGTTGTAGAAGTAGCCAGTAAAGGTATAGTCAGTTGTAGCTGAACCGTCTACCTCACCTGTAGCTGGGTTGTACGTACCACCAGAAGTAACCTTAGAGAGAGTTAGGCTCTCCCCGAAGTCTCTGACAAGATGAAGCAGGTCGTAGGATCGAAAGGACATAACCTACTCCTTATTCGTACTCAGGGGTTTGGTAGCTCGGAGGGTTCTTGAAACGGTCTCTGCGGAAGGAACCTTCAATACGGTTAGTGTTAGCTCTTACAGCCTCTACACCTGACTTAGTAATACCACCAGCTAGGACACCAATGACAGCACCTGAAGTCTTACCTTGGTACTCAAGGTCATCGGCCAGAACCTTATACTGTTTAGCTAGGTCACTGTAGTCTGCCTTGAGAGCACCATCAAGTGAGGTGTTGACCTTACGTGAGTACTTAGAGGCAATGGCACGAGCAATCCATGCACCAGCATAGTATATGTTGTCACCATTCTCAGACAGACCAAAAGTAATCTCTTCGTTCTGAACCTGTTGGTCTAGTGTTTCAGTATCTCCTACAAGGAGCCTGACTGTGTTGAGACGACCTGAGGCCGTAGTTGTATCCAAGTCTGTAGGATCGTATGACCAAGCCATCTAGTCGTCTCCAGTTATTTAGTCGTTCAGTATTTTATCTCGGATTGTGTAGAAGTCTTCTGTTACCCAACGGTTGTTGTTGAGGAAGCGACGAATAAGACCACGTTGCTTATCGTCAATCTTAGACTTCTTACACTTCTTAGTCTCAAACTCTGAGGTGCTTGATGTACGAGCTTTAACTTCAGCGTTAAGCAAGTTGACTAGAGTTTCTAACTGTTTACCAGATAGCTCAGATAGTCGATCACCAACCTTAGTTTGGACCTCTAATTCTTTATTGTGGTGGATATAACCAGCAGCGTATAGTGTAGCTACCTTGTCTTGGTCAATACCACGTTCAAGCCAATTAAAGTGTTCCCCTTGGCTCCATGTCTTGCTGTCTGCCATGAGGGGTCGTTTAATGAAGACAGGCCAATCAACCTGCCATCCCAAGTATGTGGGGTGCCTAATTCTATTCCTATTTCACTGGTATGGTATTTTATAAGTTGGGTTGAACCCCAAGCCGAAGCTCAGGGTCCACCTTTGTCTTAAGTAGCTTATGCTACAACATCTTCGAAGAAGTAACCAAGGTCAGCACCAACAACTTTCATGTCGTATGCCATTTTCACTTGGATGTGCTCAGCAACTTGCTGACGCTTCAGAGCATCGTCTGAGAAGCTCTCAACTGTGATACCAAGGTTGTTTACGCTTGGGATGTTGTTCCATGCGAATGTCAGACCAGCGGCAGGTGTCATAAGACCTGAAGAACGTGGTGTGTGTACCAGAAGGGCGTTCTTACCACCGATGAAGGCGTTAGCTTCTGCAAGACCTTCAGCAGCACCGTTCTTGACAGCTTCCATGACGTAGAAGTTTTCTACCTCAAAGATTTCAGCAAGTTTGGCGTCTGTGATGAGCGCTGTGTTTGAAACAGTAGCACCACCGTTGAGGCGAGCAAGTACATCAGGGTGGTTGATGAGAACGTCACGAACTTCTTTACCGATAACCATTGTGTTTGGCTTGAAGCCACCTGACTTAAGCTGCATAGTGCGGCGAGCAGTAGTCACATCAGTGATTGGTGTTGAGTTTGTGTAGTCTGACCACAGGTTGGATGGTGTGTTGTCTGTACCCCAGATACCAGCAGCGAAGAAAGCTGAAGCGAACTGCTCTTCACGTTCAATCAGAACACGGTTTACGAGAGTTTGTGCGCCAGCGGCACGAACTTCCAGCATTGCATCTTCGTTAGCAAGTGTTTGCTCATCGAAGTCCATGCCGATACCGTATACGTCAGCAAAGTAGCTGTCGTTTGACAGAGACATACCGATACGGTTGACTTCTGTGCGTGGGGCAAGTTTCTTAACATCACCTGAACGGTTCATTTCCGCACGGTCGTAGATGTAGTACTTGTCTGACTGACGCTGTACACCTACAACAGGGAATACTTTGTCAGCAATGAAATTAGTTTGCTCTTGTACATACGCCAGTGTCAGGTTTGACAACGGTTGGTCGATATGTACTGCGGATGGGGTCAAAAGAGGCATTATATTATTCCTTTAAATGCTAGGGTTAGGCTACGACGTTACCGCCTTGGATAAGCTCAATTTCGATGATTTGACCATCGACAGCAGCTTCCTTGGCATAACCCATAACAACGTCACCAGATGCAGCAGTAAGTGCATCGCCAGCAGCGTCTGTTTGGACAGCAGCACCAGCAGCAATAGTGCCACCAGCAGTTACCATAACCGAACCTGATACACAGATAGTTGTTGCGTTACCAGCAGCCGCACCGACCAAGCATACACCGTATGCCTGCTCACCAGCAGTACCTGCAACAGTGACAGCGCCACCTGCGTCAAGAGTTACGAATTTGAATTGAGTTGTACCACCAACACCAGCGATTTCGGTGCGGTTGTCACGAGATTGCATAACAGCCATGATTATTCCCCTTTATAGGATTTGTTGATAAGTGATTTGCCTTCGTCGGTCTTAGCTACAGCAGCGTAAGCCTTGGCATATTC